CTGAGGTTCGTAATCGCGCGGAGGCCAACAGGCCCCCACCCATGGGTTGTGAGATTGGAGTTATCTCACACCGCTTTCCAGCCTTGTGCGTACCGACTTCTTGCTATTAACTACAGGATAGCAACGAACTAACCACCGTCGAGACGACTTGCCTCGGTAGCGATCCCAACGCCGTACAGGCGCCGGTTTTATCCATCGCAGTACTTTAGAATCCTGTAGCTTCGTTAAAGGGTTCCAACCATGATCCTCTTCAGGACCGTTTAGTGCATCCCAGTAGTATGGATATACAAATGGAACTGTACGATCAGTACTAACTGCCCTCCAATACATAAAGGAGTGACATTGGAGATCTTTGTTCCACATCGGATATGCAATTGGAATATACCATGAAGCACCCCAAAGTTCAAGCTTACGCTTGATGGGGGTCCATGAGTTATCTAATTTTACATGCATACCAGATTCATCTGAGAAGTCGGGAGGGACAATCTTAAGGCTCGTGTCTACGGAAAGGATCTCTTTCAGCAACATCAAGCTTGTTGTTGGGATTTCCAACATGTCCCATCGCCGAAGTATACCATTTAACATTTTGTAGCAAAAAGAACGATACGCTGCAATACCTAACACTCCACCAGAAGCTTCTGGCTGAAATGGTCTGACATCCACCCCTTTGTAAAAATCACAACCGCAAGATTCGCGGAAGGGTAAATCACTGAAGGTCTTATCGGTGTTGATTATCAATCCTAATTTTGGAAACACAGATATTACATATCTGTGTAAACCTATGGGGTAAATTAAATCATCCCCAAAGACTGAAATCTTTCCCTTAATCCCTAACAGAGAGGCTAGACTTTTAAGAATAGCCCAGAATATCAGAGTTTCTAATGGGAATGTATAACCAATACCCATTGCCATGAATGAACTCATTTGTAAAATTGAGCCATTCACATCAACGTTCTTGATCCTACCTTGCTTCAAGGCGTTGTACCACTCGCGTGGTACTAACCTATTAATCATAGAACTTGTGAAAAGATCGGATGCCTTTGAAAGGTCACCCGTCACGAGTCTGCAATTCACAGAAGCTGACTTTACGATCTCTCCGTGTTTCTTTTGGAGATGACGTATGTCTAAACCCACGTTAAGCAAACGCTCTTGGATCATACATCCGAGACCATACGAATGCATAGCACCAACGACCGTATTAGGGACAATGATGCGGTTTGCTTTGAAACTTTTTGGTACTGCGGTGGCGGTGAGGTGGTCAACAATAGTCCTGCTTGGTCCTACGTAATTAGCATTTCTGCTCCCATCGGAGTTATTTCTCCTCCGATAAGTTTCACGTGGACACTTGTCCAAGACATCTTGCAACAATTTGTCGGTTGCAAGATAGCGATTAAGCCATTGTTGATGCTCCAAAGACCCTGTAAGTGATGCCAATTTGACGTCTAAATACGACTTCTCATATGGTACACCTACATTGGCCCGCTTTCCGGCTCTAACGTACTGAAAGTGCTCCTCCTCGGTATACATTCCGAGTACACTCTTGATTATACGCCGTGCCTTTTGCATGACACGGTATTCAAGTTCACCCACTGGACCGCGAGGTCTAGCAAGCTCTACCTGGAAGTTTGCAAATCCTTCCAAAGCATCTTTTTCAAGTTGTTCAGGGCTAACGTCATCGGCAAAGATATATCTCTTAAACAGATTTTTCAATTGAGTCTGGCACTTGAAGATA